AGGGTTCTTATAAAAGAAACCCCCTACCGCGTAGAGGGGACAACACGGTAGGGGGCGAAGGCAGATAAGACTTCACTGGGAGGAGACCGATGACCTTATCTCAGCGGATAGTACCATACAGTCCTATGTTGTCCAATAAGTTTCATATAGTTCCATAAACGCCCGTAAACGCTCATAAAATACGCCAAACACGTACACCCAAATAAGGTGTTTCAACTACTGTTCTTGCTTCAATATCCCAACCCATACCGGCTACACATATCTTCTTAACCTGTTGTATAGCCTCGGTTGTATTGACGCAGGGGATGAATATAGAACTACCCACCACCATAGCGCCCCAATCCACAACGATACGTAGCCCATCAGGGTTTATATCGTGCAGTTTGAGTACGGTGTCATTCACCTTTACCTAAGACCCTAAATCCACCACCGCGTTTTAGCTCGTACCTGCGGGTTATGTTGTACACCGCAGCGGGTTTCATACCTGTTTCTCTGGCTATCTTGGCTCTCGGCATACCACGCTTCTGAGCTTCTAACACCTTCATAATTTCCTCGTCGGGTATACTACGTTTGAATTTGCCACGCTCTACACGGGGTATGGGTGTTATGTTCGGTTCATCTGCGTAAGCACGCTTACCACGTTCTTTACCAATCTCCAATGCTTTGTTCTGAGCGTTTATCGCTGCTAGAAATGTTTTACTCATCTGCTGTCGTGTCCCCCTCTCCTTCCTTATCGAACGTCTTACAATTAACTATTATCACCCTGCTATTTGGTAGCTCTAGGTGCGTACCTTTACCCAACCGTATAAGTCCACGTTTTCCACCTAAGTTCTTAATCAGACCATCCACAAACGCACCGTAGTTTACCTGCTGCGCTGCACACCAAGCCTTCAAAGGTTTAGGTACAAGATAAGCCTTCTTAGTATCTGTTTCATACCGTGCAACTAACTTCCCGCGTGGTAGAGCATCCGGTATAACAAGGGTATCCAGACCATTACCAGACTCACTACGTAGATCGTCGGTACTCTTAATCATCAGGATGTTGTTGTAGTTCTCGGTCATATAGTCATTAAGGGTCTGCTCTACTGACACGCCCATATCACTTACCGACTGTAAGTTTGTCTTGAGTAACTTAACAGTCCACGCAAACAGTGCCTCAAGATCGTAGTCAATTAGCCCTAGCTGCTTGGCGATATACGCACCAGACAGTGTGGTAGCTGCACCGGCTGACCAGAAGCGGTTCTCAGAAGTAAGCCCCGCCGCTTCATCTATTAGCCGCTGGTTCTCAAATACTATCTGCTTAACTTTTTCTAGGTTCTGCATAACGTACTGTATGTAAATGATCCCCGCGTGCCCGTAGTTCTCCGTGATAGCCACATCGAACGCATCGGTCTTCTTCTTGTCTTCGGTGCTGTCGAATACTCTACTAGCCTTCCACTCCAGCATCCGCTGGGCCTCTGCTTTGGGCTGCTGCTTCTCAACGGATATACGTTCGATAACACTGGCGTTACCTGTAGTCACAGACAAGAACTGCCACGGTTCCCCACGAACACGTTCAAGGTTAGACCCCCCTGACATACGCCCCCGTTGCTGCCCAGAAGACAACTGGTACGCTAGATCACTGAGCTTTTCGCTCTTCTCGTTGGTCAGCTCGTCTACATAGAACGGTAGGTTGTGCAATATCTCTGCGCGGTTGAACTTCATAGCGTCAGTGTCACGTTCTTCTACCATAAGAGCTTTCTCAGAACCCCATACCGAAGAAGCGACACGTACCGCTGCCGTCTTACCACACCCTGAGATGCTACTGTGTATATGCAAGGCACAAGAGTTCTGCGGTAAGAATTTCATTAACGGAGAACCAAACGCTGTACATACAACGTACTGGTGCATGACTAACTCTGGTAACGTCCCGTAGAAATTAGCCATCTCCTTCCATGCTTCCAACGTACCCTTCGGCTGCAAGTAAGGTATCAACGCACCCGTAGGTGTGGACGGCGGATTGTGTTCAATGCGATCTGCATGTATCTCTTTATCTCCAACAATGAATGCACTGCACTCGTCATCTACCCAACCAAACTGGCGGTGTGCTGTATCTGCTGTGGAGGTCGCTTGTAATTCATTTACCCATGTAATCATATATTGCATTAACTCATCTATTCGTGGAACGGCAACGCCCTGCATGGACATCTGTTTTCTAAATTCTTCTCTTGAAGTCACCGATGTAAGCGGCATTGTAAATTCTCGTACACCATCTTGCGGTAGGTGTATCCTACAAACTACACCTTCACCGGCTTCTATATCTAATAAGCGGCGGGTTATGTAAATGTCATTATGGTAGATAAGACTTTCATCCACCTCCCCATCGACACTTACTTTCTTAATGTACACACCACCGTTGATCCCTCGGAAGTACGGGCGTGGATACACTGGGATAACGTGTTCTGTAGAAGTATCTTCACTAAACCCGGAATAAGACTCTGTACTTTTTTCCGAATAATCATCCCCATCATCCCCAAACTCATCAAACTCATCAAAACTTTCTTCGACAACGTAGTTACCGTCTTCGTCTACTTCGGCTTCGGGTATCTTACGCCCCAGAGCAATCGGCGATTTTATCTTGCCCCAGTTAGGGCAGTCTGTACATATACCGCCTTCGTTCTCGTCGAATGTAGTGCAGCGGTACGGGCCTTTAATCAGGTCTAGTTTTTTGAGCGTAAGCTCTGGGGTGTACTCAGGGTGTTTCCTAGAGATTTTGTGCGCGGCCTCTTCGCTGTCTTCACAAAACTTAGCAATAGACAGTCCCGCCCTCCACATTGGCTCACTAGCTTCGGCTTGTCCTTTAATTATACGGTGTAGCTGTTCGCAGCCATTACCGTTCTGCGCCTTGAGTAATATACCTCTAAAGCTGTACTTGATGTTTTGCAGTAGTGCGTCACGCAGACTAGCTGGGCCATCCGCAGGTGTGTACTTCTTGGGAACAGGTATCGTGTCCATACCCAGCTTACTGGCAAAGAAGTCAAAGTTAACCACGGCAGGTACATCACCTATGACTTCTACTGGTGCAGGAGTCTCAGGCTTGTAATTGTGCGTGCCTACTACGCGAAGAACTCGTGCCATGTCAGCAGGTACTGCGGGGTCTATCTCAAGCCCGAACTCTTTGCATTTAGCCTTAAACTGGTCAGCTACTACCTTCCACTGCTCTACTGGTACGGACTCTGATAGCCCCCAGTAGACATGTATACCACGCCCTGAGTTAACTATAAGAGGTTCTGGTAGTTCTAACGATACGCGAAACTCTTCTAACCTACGTAGTGCGTCATCTTGTGTAGCAAAGCCTTTACGTTCAGCTACCTTATCTTCGCCAACATCTAAATCTAAAAAGAACGATTTAATATGCTTGGCATCTTCGCCTTTACGAGTCTCCTTCTTTCTGAAGTTACTCATAGCAAAGTACACATCTTGCCCCATACTGTCGTAGTATTCGGTGGCTTCTGCTAGATCATCAATCGAGTCGAAGTATGTTTGCCGTACCCCGCTCGACGTTAGATTATATTGTAGGGCAACGTATACCCCTTCAGCGGGTAGCACCCACTGTAAAAATTCTCTTGTATTCATGTTCTGCACCTATTGCCGAGGGACAGTATGGCAGGGGTGTCGGCGCACCCTCTTCGGTATTACCTAGCCATACTGGAGTAGTTATTTAGGGTTAGTCATCCCAACCTTCAATAACTAAACTCAGGTCGCCGTCGTCTTTGGGTGCAGGCGCGGACTTCTTAACGACCTTCGTTGGTTCCGCTACTTCAGCGGTATCTGGTTCATCACCAAATATATCATCAGAGTCATCGTCATCTAACTCGACACTGGTACTCTTGGTACTACTGGTAGTATCACTAAACGGATTATCGGGTTGGACAACAAAACCACCTTCCACAACGCCGAAGGGCGAACGTGAAACCATAGGCTTGTAGTCAATTACCTGAACACCGTTCAAACGTAAGCTAACCCCGTTGTCCCGCATAGAGTAGGGTACGAAAGTAAAAGCAAGGTTTACGGTACTGCCGCTGGTCAACTGAAAATCTGCTGGTAGCTTAGTGTTCTGTGCGTCAACTTGTATTGGTGGGGTAGTCTTATCAGTGCCGTAAGCACCTTTCAACTTACACTTGCCAATGTAGTTACCGTCATCGTTCTTCTTGAATGGAAGAGCGAACTTATCGGGCCAGCTATTTTCTTTTTTGGCTTTATAAGCCACAGCCATTGCCTTGTATAAGGCTTTAGCTTCTTTCTCAGACATAACGAAAGACATCGAGTACTCTGCACCGTCATCTAGTGGGTCGCACTTGACAGACGCACCGTTCTTACCAGCTTTGTTATCAAACTTGTAAGTGGTATCTAGTTTTGGGTAGAGGGCTTCTACGCCTTCGATTGTGTAGTACATATTATCATCAGCCATTGTTGGTCTCCTTAACTTAGGCTATTTATATTGAACCCTTCAGTCGTAGAGAAGGGCGAACCTTCTCGGTTGTAGGGGCTAACGTCGAAAGCAATCGCTGCTAACGTGTCATCGTCATCCACCATCGACCTGACTTTCTGTAGTTCCTCTTCTTCTAAAGGTCTTTGTGGGTAGAAGAACAACTTCGGTACAGGACTACCTGTATCAAAACTTATCCTCGTTACCACTGCTGCACTGGGCGTTCCATGCCCACTCAAAAACTTGGCGTAGGCTTGTAGAGGCATAGAACTTCTACCTCCGGCCTTACCAAATATAGACGAGGCGGGTACTTGCAACTGGTACACCGTGTCTAACGCTTGCTCTTCAACAATTGCTAGGCGCTGGCTGAACCTGCAAGCCCTACCTCCCCCACTACCAGAACCTCGGACATTGTTAGTGCAGTCAATACAACGCGCACTCTGTCTCTGCTCTGGTGGTACTTCGGGTGCGGGTCTCTGGGTATCACTAGACCAACATGTAGGCAGACGTTTGGCTTTAGGGTCGTAGTCACCTTTGTAGTACGAGCGCGATACTGCCGCTGCGTTTACAATAACTACGTCTATAGCTGTGCTGTCTGTCTGTAGGTCTAACCCAGTAAACTTACTACCCTGTATACTAACTCGGCGCACTATGCGTCTTCGTCAGCGTCGAACTCTGCTACAATGTCTTCCGGCTGCACCGGCTGGGCGTTTGTAACCCCTGCCATTAGAGCTTCGGACACCTTGGATAACGCAAATCTCTGCGTCTTGCCGACCTTCACATAAGTATCTGAGGGTATAACACCATCCCGTACCCATTTACGGGTCGTGGATAATGACACACTAAAATACTTTGCGACATCTTCAATGGGAACTAATTGCTCCATTACTTACCCTTCCTTATTGTTAGCGCGAATTCTGCGTCTACGTTTAACCCCTTCGGAAGAAGGTCTGGGTTCTCTTCTAGGAACTCCTTTACGTTCTTCTGGTTGAGTCGTTTGTCCAAGAACTCTGGTACTCCATGTTCAAGAATAAACTTGTGCATGTTCTCCCAATCGCTAGTCCAATACTTCTGCTTAACCGTACGGTAAAACGTACCAGCATCTGTCTTAACACTTTTGAGTTCGTTCTCTTTCAAGTAACCCAGTAACGCGCTTCTTATTTTGTCTTGCTGACTTACTAATTCGCTGTCAGCTTCCTTGTATTCAGCGGATAACCTATCCCGTTCTGCCTTGATCTTGAGGTAAACCTTAGTCATCTTAGCTAGGGGTATGCCACCCGCACCTATCGCATCAGCCATGTCCTTACCCTTTCATTGCCGAGAAAGGTAATATAAGGGTACATAGTGCCTCATGCAAGTAGTTCCTTGTATAAATCAATAATTTTTGTGTGTGAGTCTATTTTGTTATCTAGTAATGCGTACACACGTCTTTCTACATCAGAACCTTGTAACTGGACAACCGTACACTTGTGGTCTTGACCGGCTCTATGTATTCGGGCATTAGCCTGTGCATAGGTCTCTACTGAACTGGTTGGCCCCCACCATACAATCGTATTCGCCGCAGTGAGTGTTACCCCGTGTGCCGCAGCCTGTGGCTGGATAACTAGTACCTGTGTACCGTCCTTGTCTTCTTGGAATGCTTTAAATATCTCAGTACGTTTGGCTGCTGGTACGCTACCACTGATGACTTCGGTGTTTATGTTGTCCCCGCGTAGCTTGTCAGTGAGTATGGCTATGGTGTGTTTGAACGGTACGAACACTATGACTTTCTTACTAGACTCTACTATTACTTCACGTAACACGTTGTACCTGTGCTTTATGTCGAACTCTATCGTGTCTTTACTATCGGAGTACACAGCACCGCCAGAGATCTGTAGCAGCTTATTCATGTTGACCGCTGCCGTAGCCGCAGTTACATCTTCACCTGCCGCTTGCATAATCATCTTGTCTTTAAGTTCTTTGTAATACTTCTCTTGCTGCCGTGTAAGCGCAACCTCACGAGTCACATACACTAGCTCCGGTAGATCTAGGCACTCTTCCTTGGTAAACCGTATGGCTGGTTGCAGCGCCTCAAACACCGTTTCCGTAGCACTGGGCTTGGGAACCCACTTAAAGTTAGTCACCTTGTACATGACTTGATCGCGGAACGAACCCATAAAACGTGGTACAGACTTCGGGTTAACAAGTTTAGCCAGTCCGTAGGCATCCATCGGGCTTTGTGCAGCGGGGGTACCTGTCATCATCCACAGCCATGTGTCGGGAGTAAGTATCTTGTTGAGGGTCTTCCAACGGTCAGTCTGCGAATTCTTATAGTGTGTTGCCTCGTCTACGATTACTAAATCAAACCCACCTGCTGCGACTGCATCGGCTACTATCTTTACACCGTCATAGTTTATTATGACGAACTCAGAGTCCCCTTCGATAACTTTCTGCCGTTGTTTAGCTGAACCATAGGCCACATCTACCTTACGGTGCATGGCAAAAGTGAACAGGTCTTCCCGCCATGCCGAATCCATAATAGATAGGGGACAGATTACCAGTACGCGGTTAATACGTTTCTTGGTTAGTAGAAAATCCGCTGCCCAGATAGCACTGGCTGTCTTACCTGTACCCTGCTCATTGAAACAAAAGGATCTCTTGTTCATGGTGAGAAACCCTGCGGTGGTCTTCTGGTGTTCAAACGGTTTGAACTTACCAGTCCACTTATACTGCCCCTCAATAGGTGAAGGTGCATGTATGTTCATATTCTTCAGCACATGGGCTTCGTCTATACCCCAGT